TATTTCCAAGTGTTAAACGAAGATCAAGAGAAAGAAATGCAAAAAGCTCGAAGACGTAGGTAAGATGGAATGAGTTAGTAGGGAAGTTGTGGCATCGACATCGGCACAGGCTCAGATACAGATTGCTATAAAAAATCTTGGTGCGTTAACAAAATTAACTAAAACATTAGATAAATTAAATATTACGACAAACAAAGTATTAAAAAAATTAGAGGAGATGGATGAACCATCTCGGCAGTTAAAAGAAAATTTAGCTAAAGCAGATAAAGAAGCTAATAGATTAGCAAGTGGGTCTTTAAATAAAGTTACTAGAGAACTTAAAGAGATAGAAAAAACAAGTCAACGAGCTAGTTTTAGCTTTGGGGGATTACTTTCTAAACTTGGAGCATTAAGAGGACTATCAAATAAAGCTTTTGGTAAAAATTTTTTTGGTGGGCTTGAATCTGGTGCTGCATTAAGAGGAATTGCTGATGTTCTAAATAAATTAAATAAAACAAGTTTTTCTAATATTGCAAGAACTCTTTCAGATACAGCATTTTCAGTTACGGCTTTAGGTGGTGCTTTAAACGTAACCAAAGCAGCTTTAAATTTTGCTAGTCCAGCAGCAGCAGTCGCTGGACAGTTTATTACTTTAGAACGAGCCGCAGCCAAGTTTACAGAAAATACTATTAATAGGTTTAGGAGTATGAATACAAAAATTATTGCTGATTCTCTGCAAAGTTTCAAGCAATTAGGTTTTTTGTATGATCCAAGATCAGCGTTGAATATGGATATTTGGAAGAATTTTGAAGATATGAAAGGTGGTGGTTTTGCAAATATGAAAGGTATGCAGTCTAGGGGTAAAGCAGCATTAGAAGGGATGTTTGCTCCTCAAATAGGTAGGAGTTGGTATGGTCAGACAACTTTCCCTAATGCTTTTGGCAATAAACAATTATCAACTGTTCTTCCTGCCATGCAAATGGGAGGAATTGGAATAGAATCTTTAACTCAATACCCAAATAATTTAAATTTATTTCCGAATAACGAAAAAGAATATTTAACACAATTAAGAGAAAATATATTACTAGGAAAAGATATTAATAAAGAGAACTTTAGGAGGAAGAAAGTATTAGAAGAAGTTTTAAAAGTAGAGAATAGAATAGAAAATCAAATCAGAAAAAATATCGCTTTAAGCAAGCAATCCAGGCAGGGAAGTGGATTTAAAGACTGGAACGCTTACATAGGAAGAGGAGGTCAAGCTCTTCTTAGTCCTGTAGAAAAATCTATAAGAAGGCATGGAAGGAAGGAAGGTCACGGATTTACGGCTGATCAATATGGTCCTCAACCTATGTTTGGCCCTGCTATGCCTCCTGGGATGCCACAAGCAAGCATGGGTTGGGGCAAAAGATTTAATAAGTGGGGATTTGGTCGGAATGCTAATCCTCAAGGAATGTTTGCAAGCAGAGGAGGGATAGGGGGAAGAGGACGAGGAGCTATTAGTAGTGGAATGATTGGTGGAGCATTTCCATTCTTATTTGGTCAAGGAGGAACGGCTGCTCTTGGTGGTGGTCTAGGTGGTGCTGTCGGTGGTGCTTTAGGAGGAGGTTTAGGTTTTGGTTTATCTCTTATTGGTACAGCCGTTGGACAAAAAATTCAAGAGGCAAAAGATTTTAAAAAGGAAATTGATAAGTTAAATACTTCAATAAAAAGCACAGGTGGAACAAGTGTATTTACTGTTGAAAAAATAAAAGAATTAGCGAATAGTTTAGGTATTACAAAAGAAGAAGCATTACAAGTTGCTGGTTCGTTTGAACAGTTCGGAGCAGCAGCAAGAACTACGCTTTTAGAAGCTTTTCCTGATGAAAAAACATTTAATTATTTTGCAAATATAAGAGACAATCAAAGTCTTTTAGATGGGATGCTTGACATGCAAAAGCAAATAGGCTTTGAACAAAGTCAAATAGCATTAGAAGTATTAAAAACACAAGGATTTAGAGCTGCCGAAGTCTTTTTATTAGATAAAACATTAGAAAAACAAAAACAGGTAAGAATTGAGGCTGCTAAAGCAAAAAACAGTAAAGTTGGAGGAGGTGAATTACTTGGAGATTTAGGGTCAATGCTTCAGCAGATTGATGAAGCAAATATAAATAAAGAGTTTGCAGACATGAAGAAAGAAGCTGAAGATTTAATTAATAAAACAAAAGAATGGAATGAAGCACTGAAAGAAGCGATGAGAGCAGATGAAGCAAAAGGCATTATTAGTAAACTTAAGAATGAAAATGCGTTATTAGAAGCGAAATTAAATAAAACAGAAAAAGAAGTTGAGAAACAGATAAGGATAGAGGAATTAACGGATAAAACTGGCGAGAACTACAGGACTCAAATAAGAGATTTAGTGACTAAAAATACAACATTAAAAGAAGAAGTCAAAACTGCTGAAGAATTGGATGATAAGTGGAAACAGATCAAAGACACGATTGCTGGTGGATTAACAAATGCAATCATGGGATTAATTGATAAAACTAAAACTTTAAGTGAATCCTTAGCTGGAATATTGAAACAAATAGCTCAAATATTGATACAAAAAGCTTTAACAAAATGGATTGGTAGTTTCGGAGAAGGTGGCGTAACAAAAGGTTCTGTTAGCGATTTACCAGCAGTTAAAACTGGAGCAGAAGGTGCTTATTGGACTAACGGTATTAAAGCTTTCTCTACTGGAGGTTTAGTCACTAGACCTACTCTTGGCCTCATAGGAGAGGCGGGAGAGGATGAATACATTATTCCTTCATCTAAGATGCAAGGAGCAATGGAGCGTTACTCAGCAGGTGCTAGAGGTCAAGGAGTCATCCCTGGTGGTGGAACGGTTGCTTCTGGTAGTGGTGTTAGTAGTTCTCCTACTGTTGTTAATTACACAGGTCCAGTATTATCGTTTAACTCTGAAGCTTATGTTCCTAAATCTGCTATTCCTGAAATCATTAATAGTGCTGCAAGACGAGGTGCTCAAGAAGGTCAATCAAAAGTAATGAGTCAACTTAAAAACTCTCGTAGTCAAAGATCTAGGATAGGATTATGAGCACTGTAACCTTAGTTGGCTTTATAGAAATAATTGATAAAGACGGTAATAGTCAAGACCGTTATCAAAATGGGAAAAGAGATAATTCCAATGCATTAGATGATGGATCGGGTTCGTATGTTAAAGAAACAGAGAACATCATCCAATTAAATGGTAAAGATCATTATTATCTTCCTTTTCTTTATCAAGGAGCTGCAAAAAATAGAGCAGGTGACAACTTAGAAGCAGCTCTTGTGTTAGCTAATAATCCACTTGCAATGAATAGAGCTATAGAAGCTGTTCGGGAAAAATGGACAATTGAAGTTACGGTTTGCAAGGTACATCCCACAACTCTTGCAGTACAGAAAACGTTAACAACAGAGACTTGGCTTGCTGCTTCTATGTCTTACGATCCAACAACAATTGAAGTTTTACTAAGTTCTGGTATTGATGCTGTTGGGAGTAACGCTCCAGGTAGAGTTTTAACAAGTCAATTATGTGGACATCTTCCTACGACTGGACAGATTCGTAACGCATGAATCCTTTTCATTTTATTGGCCTTCCTTATCGTTTAGGTGCTAATCCTGAACAACATAAAGCGGCTGATTGTTTAACTTTGTCTAGAGCAGTTTTAAAACATTATGGGATTAATAGTCCTTGTCCTACTAGAGATTGGTATAGACGGTTAAGGAAAAATGATTACTCAATTTTTAGGGAACAGTTAGAGTTATGGGGAATCAAGACAGAACGTCCTAAGATAGGTACTGTTGGTTTATGTAAATCGGATACTGGTTATGGCTTGGCAGTTTATTTTGAAGACGGATGGCTGAACATAACATCATACGAAGGGTCGGCGGTAAGTTGGAACCCCGTAGAGGTATTAGAAGTCGAAGAATATTATTACCCTCGGAAGTCGAACTTTGTAACCTCTTAGGATTATCAGAAGAAGAATATTGGTACTTTGTAGATAAGACAGAAAGTTATAACGGTCAAAGATCAGAAGCTTACGATTTAGTGCCTGATATTCAAGCTGGTAATTTGCCTATGTGGGGTATCCAATTACTTATTGGTATTGCTTTAACGGTTGTCTCTTATTTGATGACACCAAAGCCAAAGAAACCTAAAACACCTCCTCGTTTAAAAACTTCAGATGCACAAGGTCCAAAAAGATATTCACCTCAAACAGGATTTGATTCTGTTCAAGAAGTTGCAGAAATAGGTCAAATTATTCCGCTTGTTTTTGCTGGTCGACAGGAAGTTCAAATAAATGAGACTGAATCAAAATTTCTTGGTGGTGTAAGGGTTAACTCAAAATTAATTTGGTCTCAATTAAAAAGCTTAGGAGGAGGCCAACAATTAAAAGCAATTTTCATGCTTGCTTCTGGAACGTTAGGAAGTAGACCTGAATTTGCAGGATATGCAATTGGTGATACGTTGCTTGAAAATTATATTAATTCAAAATTACGTTTATATTTTAAAAAAGGCCATTGGAGTACAGATCCTCAACGTTTTACGGAAAGTGATGCCTACGGAGAAGGCACTTTAAGTCCAGAGAAATCAAGCATGGGAGTATCTCCTACTATCGTACTTCCTGCCATAGATACTTATAGCACTGCACAATTTCGTGACACTACTTTTTCCAGTACAAGGTCGCCTGAAACACAAAGTGTGTTTGGAGCGTATTCACCTATTCCTAACGGTCAAAAATTTGTACTGCCTTATGAGTTAGTTTTAAAACAAAAATCTGTAAGAGACAAGGGAGGGACTGTCGATGCAGGTATAAATTATAAGAGGGTGAAGTTACAAACATATTTTCCCCGTTGTTGTGCTCTTACTAAAGTAGAGGCAGTTACCAATCCTAATGTAGATTTTTATACGGCGACAATGCGCCATAATGTTTTTAAAGGAGATTATCTATATTACACAATAAGTGATAAGGATTTAGGAAAACACTATGAAACCGATTTTGGTGATTGGAAGGCGGAAGATGTTAAATCTTCGGTTGATGCTGTAAGAGAAGAAGCTGATGATATTTTATCAATAGGGAACCAATATCTTGTTGGATCTGCAATTGCTGTTTGTGTTGATGTTGATTATTCTGAGATATGGGAACCAGGAGGTTCTAGTAAGACATATAAATTAAAAGTAGAAGAGGATGGAAGAGTACAGGTTGCAGATCCTAACGCAACAGATTCATCACATGAGAGTTATATCATAATGAAATTAGCGGAGGGAATCGTTACAAATACTAGGGCTTGTCATAATTCTGAAATTGGGATTAAATCAACAGTTTGGAAACAGATTTCAGGTTTTGCTAACGTTAATACTCATCCAGGCAACTGGGAATACAACAAGCCTGGTATCGTGAAAGATTATGAAGAGGCGGATGGAAGTATAACTTTAGGGTCTATGAATAAATATGTTACAAGGCTTAGTTTCTTTGATTTATATGTAAGAAAAGCAGGGGAAGGAAAGGCTTGGCAAAAGTTAAATGCAGATGATAAACCTTTTTGTATAAGAGGTAGAACACCTCAACCTCAATATAACCAAATCCGTATTGGACATTCTTTTGGGCAGTATGAGTTTAGGTTTTTACCTATTCCTGGGAATAGAGTTTTTCATTTGTGTTTAAATAAAACTGTTTATTTATTGAAGGCTGGTTTAGGGCATGAAACTTTTTTCAAGAAGTTAGATGTTGCCGATGCTCAGTTTGTAGTGAGATTTGAGGGTGATAGTGAATATCTTTTAACACCCAATGCTTGCAGTAATTCAGAATGGTGGATAGGACAAGTTCCTGTTGCAACAAATGCTTCAGGACCAGTTAAGGGGTTTAATAAGAATAGAGAAGGGCCAATTCCTCAACAAAAGGAATGGGTCGTAAAAGCAAGTCAAACATTTAGCTATGGTGATTCCCATTCCTCGGGAAGGGGGGTTACAAGGCGCTGGAATTCAGGTGATGGTGAATATTTTATTTATAATTGGAGTGGAGAAAGGATAGGAAAAGGCGGTCCAGATGGCAAAATAAAAGGTGAATACAAATACACAAGAGGACCAGCAGTCCCTGATTCTCAGAGAGTAACTCGTTGGGATATTAATAGATCAGTAGAAGAAGATGTTGATAGTTTGGAACATGTGGCTTACACAAGAAATCCTTCGACGACTGGTTCTGGTTCGGGTTTAGTTCTGACAGTTCAAAGGTATGAGAACGACAGTGTTAGTTGGTCTATTACTGATCAAGGAACAAATTATAAGCAAGGAGATACAATCAGTTTTGATGTTCCAAAAGTAGGAACAGGGACAATAACGATAAGTTGTATTGTGAGAACAGATGAAAGCAATTTACAAAGTTTAGCTTGGCCTGACGGACAGAATTTGAATCCTAATGATGCGATTTCTGATTATGTTGTTTTCGATGCTGAAAGGACAAGTCATTTTGATAATCCAGAACATGAAATTACATATATAAATGAATTAATAGACTCAGCAGAAGAAGAGAAACCAATGCCATATACACAGATGGCAATAGCAGGTATGAGGATGAATAGTTCAACAGAGTGGAACTCTTTTCAACAACTATCTGCTTATATCAAAAACGGAATACAGGTGCAAAGATTTATATATGATGGGGTGGGTTCTTCTAATTTATTTCCTGAAATTGCATATCATTTATTAACAGACAAGATTAATGGAGCAGGTGATCTAATCGGTGTTACTTCGATAGATGAAGAATCAATGAAAAGAGCTACATTTTTCTGTAGATCTAATAATTTTTTCTGGGATGGTGTTATTACTGAGAATCAAAATTTAAGAGAATTTATTTATCAACAAGCATCTTATTGTTTTTTAGATTTTACAATTATTGGAGGAAAGTTTGCTTTAAAACCCTCTGTTCCTTATAAACTTGGCGACTTTGTTCAGGTAGGAAGTGGAACGTGGAAAACAATGCCAGGAGAGATTGATCATAGTGCGTCACCAAAAATAAAAGCACTATTTACAGATGGGAATACTAAAGATTTAAAAGTAAGTTTTCTTTCTCCTGAAGAACGTCAATTATTTCAAGCAAAGGTCATGTATAGAGAAGAAGTTGAGAATGGATTTGCTGAAACCAAAGTTGTAGAAGCAAGATTGACAGAAAGCGAAGGTGGTTCGTCAAAAGATCCGTATGAAGTATTTGATATGTCTGTTTTTTGTACAAGTAAAAAACATGCAGAGCAGTTTGCAAAATTTGCTCTAAGAGTAAGGCAAAAAGTAGATCATGGAATCAAATTTAAAACGACACCACAAGCTGCAATGCACTTAGAGCCTGGTCAATATTTTAGATATTATTCAGAAGCAACTCATACAGATAGATTTGCTAATGGAGTAATAACAGACGACGGTACGATCCAATCTCAACTCGATCTAACGGCTGGTACAACTTATGATGTTTATTACTGGAAACCTGCTGATGACAAGTTTAATGAAGTAAAGAAAGCTCATATGAAAATACTTAATGACGGGAAAGCTCCTGATACTTTTAGAGGATCTGTATTTACAATTGCTAAGACTGATATTTCGGATCGAGTTTATAAATTAGAGAGTTTGATTTATGATGAAGAAGGATTTGTTGATGTTGCTGGAAGCTACCAGCCATTAAGAGCAAATGGAGCGTTAGCTATTCTAGATTGGAATGATGAAAGTTTTAACATCACGGGAGACTAAATCAAATGGACTTTGAACTTTTTCCTGCGATCAAACCTAGTAGTAGAAACTTTGATATTGGATCGTATCCTGAAGCCGTTTTTGAAGCTCAAAACGGTGCTAAATCATATATTCGTTATGGAAATAAAAGGGTAAATGCAAATTTAACCTTAAGTTTTACTAATATTAAAGATGAGGATGCAGCGTTAATTCTGAAAAACTATATGACTGTTAATGGTGTAACGGATAAATATATTATTTTCACTCATTCCAATGCTTTAACAGGAATAGGAGGATCTGGAAGCTATAGTCTTCATGATTGGGTTAGAGGGGAAAAGGTTTCGGGGGAGGTTGATGTAACAGATGGGATGAAATGGCGATATAATGGCTCTCCAAAAGTGTCTAGTGTTCAACCAGGAATATCGAATGTCACCTGTTCGTTTGTAGGATGCTTACATGCAGACTAGAATAAAGCAAAGGTTTCTTAATTAAGGCAGATGGCTGGTTTTTATTCAGGTCAAGATGGTCAGCTAATTGTTAATGATCAAACGGTTGCCAAAGTACGTTCCTGGTCTTTCACTGTTAATCAAGCTGTTTTAGAAACAGTTTCTCTAGAAGATACTGATAGGACTTTAATTCCTGGGATTAGAAGTGTTACAGGTAGCTGCAGTATTTATTATTATCAATCTACTAATGGGGCGGATACAGATACAGGGACTTTCTTGAACAATATGATTACAGCTACGACGACAGGTGCCTCTGGAGAACAAGCTGGTGATGATAAATCTGCTGTTAAGTTCCACCTAAGAATTGTCGATGGGAGTACTACTCGTTATATAGAATTTTGGGCTTATATTACTAGCCTTTCAATGACAAACTCAGTAGGAGAAGTAATGTCTGCTGATATTAGTTTTGAAGTACACGGAGCCGTTACTGGACTTAATTTCTAAATGGCTATTTATTTTGGTTCGACAGGATTCGTTGAGATTAAAAGAGGTAATAGTCGTCCTTTTGGTTCGTCTTTAGATCCTGCTGATGTTAATACAACAAAGAAAAGGTTTAGTGTTGATTTTTCAAGTGGAGCAATACTGACAGGTGATCAATTAAAGATTGCAACAGATGATGGTTCAAATTTAGAACTTGTTTCAGGTCACAATTATCCCGATGGTCGTTGGTACGTTCATATTGATGATGCTGGAGGATTAAAGTTATATAACAGTTTTGGACCTGCTTTAGCTGGTGATGCGTCAACTGCGCTTGCTCTTGTTACTCCTTCTTCTTCAAAAGCTATAACAATTGAAAGTCAAGGTACAAGATATAGAACCCTTGCAAAAGTGAAAGATTTTGAAATTACAACGACAAGAGACACCGTTGATATTAATAGTTTAGGGCAAGATTTCAGACAAAGATATGAAAGAGGAATGATCTCTGGTCAAGGGAAGCTTAACTGTATTTGGCAGCATCGAGCTTTTCAAGGAGACACTATTAATATTCTTGAACCTGAGTTTCCTGTTTACTTAGCGCAATTAGCAGTTCGGCTTGAGCAAGGAGCAGATTTTTTAGGTAGGTTCTTTATTTATCACGATCCAGCTCAAACAAAGACGAGTGTCTGGTATGAAGCTGAATGTTTTATTACTAATGTTGCTATAACTGTTCCTGCTGCTGGAGTTGTAGAAGCATCAATTGATTTTGTAACAACAGGAGATATTGCATTACATACTGGACAACCACCAGCGTATCTACTTCAAGAAAATACAGATAAGATATTGCAAGAGGATGGATTGGGTATTTTACTTGAAGACCCAACCTCTTAGAATGTCTTTAAAGGTTTTAATCATGCGAGGTAGCTGTGGCTGATCTACAAATTACGCAATTGCCAGCGATTGCGTCAGGAAGTGTTGCAGCAACCGATCCATTAGCGTTAGCAGATGTCAGCGCAAGTGAAACTAAAAAGGTCACTGTTAAAGATTTAGTTGCAAGAGGAGTTGCTGTTATTGATGCAGCTACGATTCCTGCTACGGCACTGAGTTATCCGTTAACAGCAGGGGAAATTGTTACAGCCACGCTTGCTGATAACGCAGTAACAGCAGCAAAGATTGCTAATACAACGATTACTGCTTCTCAAATAGCAAATGACACAATCACGGCAACTCAAATAGCAGCAAATGCTATTGGCTCAAGTGAGTTAGCAGATAATTCAGTTGATACAGCCGCCATTGTTGCTTTAAATGTAACAACAGCAAAGCTTGCCGCTAATGCAGTTACAACAGCAAAGATTACAGACGCTAATGTTACTTATGCAAAGTTAAATTTAAGTGATGGAGATATACCTGGAGCAAAGCTTGTTGCTGGTTCGATTACAGCAACACAAATAGCAACTAATGCTGTTACTGCAACAGAATTAGCTGATAATGCCGTTGATACAGCAGCGATTGCTAATAATGCTGTTACTGCTGCAAAAATAACTAACGCAACTATTACTGGAGCGAAGTTAGCTGCTAATGCAATTGTAGAATCTCTTATAGCAGATGATGCGGTTACAAATGCTCAAATAGCAGATGACGCAGTAAGAACAGCACATGTATTAGATGCAAATATAACAACAGCAAAGGTTGCAAATCTAGCAATCACAGCAGCCAAGATTGCTAACGATACAATCACTGCGACTCAGGTTGCTGCTAATGCAATAGGAGCTAGTGAGCTTGCTGATAACTCGGTAGATACAGCAGCTATAGCAACATCAGCCGTAACAGACGCAAAAATTGCTACTGGTATTGCAGGGACAAAAATAACTGATGGAACGATTACAGCCGCCAAATTAAATACATCAAATATTGATCGCTCGTTAAATGTATCTGGAGATAATCTAGGAATTAATAATGCTGTATCTGGTGGAGCGTCAGCACGAAGTGGAATTACATATAACGCTCAAGGTTTAATTACCTCAACGGCTGCTTTAGTTGCAAGTGATCTACCAGAGGCAACAACTTCTGCTATTGGTGCAGTTTCCGTTCCAACAGCAGGTGGTTTATCAGTTACAAACTTAGGTGCAATATCAATTACTAATAGTGTTACTGCGGCAACACGATCTGGAATTACCTTTAACGCTCAAGGTTTAATCACTACTACTACAGCCTTAGTTGCCAATGATTTACCAGCCGCTACAACATCAGCGATTGGAGGAGTTAGCGTTCCAAATGCTTCTGCTCCTTTAGCTGTTGATGGAAACGGTGTTTTATCATTTGCTGCTTCTGGAGTTACTGCTGGTACATACGAAAAAGTTACTGTTAATGCTCAAGGGATTGTTACTGCTGGAGCAGACTTAGATGCTGCTGATATTCCTAATCTTGACGCTGCGAAAGTAACAACAGGTCAATTCGTAACAGCAAGGATTGCAGATAATGCAATCACGATGGATCAGGTTGGTAACAATGCAATCTCATTTATACAAGAAGCACAACCAGCAATTACTGATCTGCCAACTGGTGTTTATTGGTTACAAGAATCAACAGGGCAATTAAGAATATTTAACGGTAACAGTTGGTTCTCTGTTGGTTTTGGTCGATTAGCAGAAGAGAACTTGAGATTTTGTGGGACATTTAATGCCAGTAATGGTTTGATTGTCACTCTGACTGCTTTTGGAACGAGCGCAGGTTTTAGTGCAGGCAATGCAATTCCAGCAGGGACAGCCTCAATTACTGGTTGTTATTTTGTTTGCGTTACACCTGGAAATGGAACAGCAGTTGTTCCTTCAACTTCCTTTGATGCAGGTGACTGGGCCTTATGTATGGGTCTTAATGACTGGGATCGAATTGATACATTGAGTGGGCCAGGTTCTGTCTCTGCTTTAGATGATTTATCTGATGTAACGATTAACTCTCCTAGTGCTGGTCAGTTCTTTGAGTATGCCTCTGATGGCCAGTGGAAGAATGTTTCTGAAATATCAGGTGGGACGTATTAACGAAAAATTGGTATCCTAGAGGCACCTATGGATATAGGTGTCCATCGCTTGTATAAGCATTAGAAATTATGGCTATTAAAGTTACGCTGAAAAACAGTGTCACCCAGGACGCTGTTCCAACTACTTCTCATTTAGCGGCTGTAGGGGAACTGGCATTAAATGCCAACATTAATAGCCTCGGAATATATATGAGGGCTAGTGATAATTCAATTGTAAAGATGGCTGGACCTGGGTCGGTTACGACTCCAGCAGCCTCTGTCACAGTTGCAGGTATTGCAGAATTAGCAACCTCTGCTGAAACTACAACAGGAACAGATACGGCAAGAGTTACAACTCCTGCTGGTGTTAAGGCTGTTACTGATGCAGAACGAACCACATCAAATAACACATATTTAGCAAAAGCTGGTGGAACGTTAACTGGAGTCTTAGCTGCGACTGCTGGAAGTAATTCTGCACCTGCTATAAATTTTGGTGATGCAGATTCAGGAATATATGGTGGTACAAATACAGTTTCTTTAGCTGCTGCTGGTGTTCAAGGATTAACGCTTAATTCTTCTGCTTATGTGAATGTTCCTACGAGGTTAGGGGTAGGAGTTGCTAGTCCAACTCATTTGATTCATATAGCTGACGCTGGTACATGTGGTATTGCCATTGAAGATACTGGACATGGCTTTGCTTCTTCAACGATTATTGTACAGAATGGTGGTAGAGATTTAAAAATAACCCCTCCACAAGATTTAATTTTTGAGAATGGTACTGGAGAAACGGTAAGAGTGGATAGTGGAGGTCGGGTACTTGTGGGGCATAGTTCAAAGGTAACTGTTGGTTCAACTAATTTAGCTGGTCTTCAATCTTATGGAACAACTGGGGCTGCTGGGATTAATCTTGCCCGTTTTAGTGCTAATACAGAGGCTCCTGTTCTGAATTTTGGAAAAGCAAGAGGTGCTTCTATTGGCACAATGACTATTGTTAATGATGGAGATGATTTAGGTGAAATAAATTTTAATGGAGCTGACGGAGTAAATCTTGGAACAATAAGTTCACGTATTAGAGGAGCTGTGGATGGCACTCCAGCAGCAGATGACATTCCAGGTCGGATAGAATTTTATACATTCAAAGCAAGCAACAATACTCTTACTGAAGCCTTACGAATAACTAATGATGGAATTGTACGTGTTCCAGATAACGGGAAATTTACTGCGGGTGCTTCGGATGATTTAGCCATCTACCATGATGGAAGCAACTCATATATTAACGAAAGTGGGACTGGTCACTTAAAGATAAGATCAGATGACGCTATAAAGTTTCAAAAAACAAACGGAAGTTGGATCGCAATATTTAATGCCGATGCAGCTACTGAACTCTATTACGACAACTCAAAGAAGCTTGAGACTTTAACTAATGGGGCCAAAGTATCAGGAAATTTATATGTAGAAGATGCTGGTACGCATTTTAAATCAAATCAAATAAGTTTTCAGCCAGCAGGAACTGCTTATATAGATCACACAACAGTTGATCAAGATATAGTTTTTAGAACTTCTGATGCTTCTGCTCTTGATACCACTGCTTTAACGATAGATGCTTCTGATGCTGGTACTGCAATATTTAACCATGACGTAAAAGTTGCAGATAACGGTAAATTCATTGCTGGTGCTGGATCGGATATACAGCTATATCACGACGGATCCGACTCTTATCTAAAAGAGAATGGCACAGGCAATCTGAAAATATTAGGTAATAGTATTGAATTAAAAACAAGTGGAGATGGAGAACATTATGCCAAATTCACTTTAAATGGAGCGGTAGAACTCTATAATGATAATTCTAAGGTATTAGAGACAACTGCGAACGGAATCACAGTTCAAGGAGCAGATGGCGCTAGTGGAATACTAAATTTATATGCAGATCGAGGTGATCAAGATGCTGATAAATGGAGATTCCAAGCAACAAATGTAAACACTGGTGGTGAAATTAAATTATCTAACTACGCATCTGGTGCTTGGGAAGACAATATAATAGCCAATAGTGACGGCAATTTACAACTCTATTTCGACAACTCTAAGAAGTTTGCCACAGCAAGTGATGGAATAACTGTTTACGGAAAAATATCTGCTGATGAATTAGATATGGGTGACGACGAGAAGATATTGCTGGGGACGAGTGACGACTTACAGCTATATCACGACGGTTCCCATTCATTCATAAAAGATGCAGGTACGGGTTCTCTAATTCTTAATGGAACTGATATAGAGATAAAGAATGCTAATAATGATGAAACTATGGCTACGTTTACTAGAGATGGAGCCGTAGATCTTTACTACGACAATGTAAAGGCTTTTGAAACTTCAAATGATGGTGTAAGGGTTTTAGGGCCAGAATCAGCAGATGCAAGATTAAGTATGTACGCAGATGAAGGTGATGACAATGCTGATAAGTGGCAACTTGTCTCAAAACATACTCCAGCAGGATTTTTACTTAGAAACCAAAAATCTGGAGCTTGGGAATGGAACTTCGCAGCCTACGGAGGAGCTTCAACAGACCTCTACTACGACAATACAAAGCGTCTTGAAACTACCAGCACGGGTATAACAGTTACTGGACTTAGTAGTTCCTTCTTAACAAGTGGTGCGCCTGTCTTTGAAATAAGAACAACGGCTACTTCATCTGTAGACGCAAAGTTAAGAATATGTGGAGCTAGGACAACTAGCACAACAAGCGATATTTCTCATATTGATTTCTGTACTGCGGATGATGCAGGTGGATTTAATTATACACAACCGATGGGTATGTTCTCTTGTAGAAAAGCCTCCGCCAGTACCAATAAAGGCAGATTTTATTGGGTGTTAAATACATCCACGGGGGCAGGTATGAATACAAGGATGGATTTACAAAATGATGGAGATCTAAATATTGATGGAACGTTATCAGAGAACTCAGATGTCAGCCTTAAGAAAAATGTTGTTACTATTGCCAATGCACTTTCAAAAGTTAAACAATTAAGAGGAGTTGAGTTCGATAGAATTGAAACGGATCGGCATGAAGTTGGTTGTATTGCACAGGAAGTCCAAAGTGTTATCCCTGAAGTAGTTAAACAAAGAGATGAGGATAATCCTTTGTTGACTTTAAGCTATAACAGATTAACGGCTGTTTTAATAGAAGCTGTTAAAGAACTAGCGGATAAAGTAGCAGCATTGGAAGGTGCGTAACCCGTAATTTTCAATGCTTGGTTAACATTTAAACTTTGATTATCTAACATTTTTTTATGTCAACATTAATCGAACGCAGAGATGCACGTAAAGCAGAAGCACAAGCTTTAGCTGATAGGTTCAATACTCTTACCGAAGAAAGCAAGAAGCTTGAAAATGAAAAA